CATCTGCTGCAGCTCTTAACATATATGAAGCTTAAGGATGCTAAAGAAGGATTCTTCCTGTATGAGAATAAAAATACTCAAGAGATCTTAATTATTCCAGTATCAATGAATGATAGGAATAAAAAGATTATAGAAGACACTTTCTTGTGGATGAGAGAGGTCTGGGATAACTTTAAGGAAGGCGACCTTCCTATGAAGCCAGAAGGTGCAACAAAAACTAAGATGCCTTGTACATACTGCCCAATTAAAAAAGAGTGTTATTCAAAAGACACACCAGTTGGAACGGTACAGATAGAAAGATTTAAGGTCCTCCTGTAATGATATGCGCTAATTCAGATTGCATAAATGGAAAAGAGTTTACCCCAAAAACACATAATCAAAAATATTGTTCAGATGATTGCTGCAGAATTGCAACAAATAAAAAGATTATGGAGAAATACTATGAAAAAAAAGCAATTAGATCTGGACAAAAAAGACTATGCAAGTCATGCAGCTCAAGTTTGAGCAGATATAATACTTTAGACATATGCTCTAGATGTGAAAAAAATAACTCTAAGTCTGATAGAAGCAAGATATTAAGGATGATACGTGACTCTGGCGAAATTATCTAGGACAAAAGCAAGCAGAGTCCTTGGGATAGATGCATCAACATCATCTGTTGCCTTTTGTTTAATCGAAGGTAGCACACCAATTAAATGGGGTAAGATTAATTTAGTTGGAAATGATATATACGAAAAAATTTATAATGCTAAAAGTAGAGTTGCGATGATGCTAGATGAGCTAAAAAGCGATTACATTGCCGTAGAAGGAGCTATACTTGTCAGATCACCAGATGCTGTGATAAAATTATCATATGTTTATGGTGTTGTCATTGCTGAGCTTATGTCTACGGGTGCTTCAGTTATCACTATATCTCCTAGCTCTTGGCAAGCGTATATTGGAAACAAAAACCCTACCAAAGAAGAGAAGGCAGCAATACGTTTAGCCAATCCAGGATACGCAGACTCATGGTACAAAAACCAGTTAAGGAATATGCGTAAGCAAAGAACGGCAGATTACTTTAATAAAAAACATGGTTTATCTATAGAAGATTTTGATGTAGCTGATGCATTCGGCATCGCTTATTATGCTAGAGAGGTTCTCACAAATAAATGACACAAGTATGGAACGATAGAAGTGCACAGGAAGAGTTTGTTTTAGAACTTCTAGATAATAAAAAAGAAGGATACTATGTTGAGCTAGGAGCATTTCATTCAAAAAATGGAAGCAACACTAATAGACTAGAGAATGAGTTCGGTTGGAAAGGTGTCTCCTTTGAAATTAAAGAAGACCTAAGAAAAGAATTTAATGAAAATAGATCTAACCCATGTATGGGTGATGCTCTGGATTTTAATTACATATCTTACTTTGAAGAAAATTCATTCCCTAAACAAATAGATTACCTTCAGGTAGATATTGATTCTGGGTACCAGCTAAATGGAAGGCCAGACGGCAACGCATACACAAGTTTGCACGGACTACTAGCAGTACCGCTAAATTCTTATAGATTTACAGTAATTACATTTGAGCATGATGCAAATATGTATTGGCGCAACGCTGCAATGAGAGATGTTCAGAGAGAAATATTAGACTCACTTGGGTATTCAATTGTTGTTAGAACGGAATCAGAAGACTGGTGGGTTGACCCAACAGTTATTGATTTAGAATCATACAGAAAGCATTTTAGATGGGATCATCTGTGAAAATGTATAAAAATAAAGATTGGCTACATAGAAGATACGTTGTTCAAAGAAAAAGTATGGAAGAAATTGCACAAGAATGTGGCGTAACAGTTATGACCATATACAGAGCATTAAAAGAAAAGGGCTTAATTAAATGACACCTACACCAGTTTTCGAAGATTCAAAAGTATTTAAATACGATGACCTTTATTTGCTTACAGTAGGGACAGAAGCTGGTAAAGAAATTCTATCAACATGCCTTGATATTGCTCATATGCTTATAAAGAAAAATATTTCATATGGAAATTCAGCCCTAGATCCAGTTCGTATATTTTCCAAGGCGGGCCCAAGAGAGCAGCTATACGTCAGAATTGATGATAAGTTAAATAGATTAATTAAGGGAGAAGAATATCCAGGTGATAATGATATTGATGACCTTATTGGATATTTGATATTACTCAAGGTTGCTAAGGAATTTGCTATTTCAGTCGACTAGAAGTATAATGTATTTATATGGAAATTGAACTAGCTGATCATTTTGATCGTATGAATAAAGTAGTTGAAGAACTACTTAGGGGCAACAGCCCTACACAGATTGCTACCCTGACTGGTCTTAAGAGGGCAGAAGTCATTGAGCTAATAGATGAGTGGAAAAGTGTTGTCCACAACGATACATCAGCCCGTGAACGTGCTAAGGAGGCTATCTCTGGAGCTGACCAACACTATGCGATGCTGATAAAAGAAGCATGGAAAACAGTTGAAGACGCTGATCAAGCAGGTCAGCTTAGTGTTAAATCTGGTGCACTTAAGCTAATCGCTGACATTGAGGGCAAAAGAATTGGAATGTTACAAGAAGTCGGTTTGCTTGACAACGCAGAGATGGCAGGACAGATAGCGGAGGCGGAAAGAAAACAAGAAGTTCTAGTTAAGATTCTAAAAGAAGTTACTGCAACATGTCCTAAGTGTAAGATGGAAGTAGCTAAACGTTTATCACAAATTACTGGAATTGTTGAGCCTATAGAGATTATTGAGGAAGTCAGTGGAATTTAATTTTGATGACCTCATTGATATACTTGATGGAGAAGAGTTTGAAGAAAGACCTGTCGATCTAAGAACATTTGTAACAGACAAGAATTATTTAGGTCTTCCTGAGTTGTCAGAAAATCAGTATACTTTAATTGAAAAATCTTCTCAGATTTATAAAGAGTCAACTCTAATTAAACTTTTTGGTGAAAAAGAAGGTTCTTTAAGATATAAACAGACATGCAATGAAGTTGTTGCTCAACTAGGTAAGGGCAGCGGTAAAGACTATTGTTCAACCATATCTGTTGCTTATATAGTTTATCTGCTTCTATGTTTAAAAGACCCAGCGTCATACTACGGAAAGCCACCTGGCGACTCAATTGATATTATCAACATCGCCATAAACGCTCAACAAGCAAACAATGTTTTTTTCAAGGGGTTTAAAAACAGAGTAACACATTCTCCATGGTTTGTAGGGAAATACTTTGAAAAAGCTTCTGAGATAAAATTTGATAAGAATGTTACTGTTTACTCTGGACACTCAGAAAGAGAAGCTTTTGAAGGTTACAACGTTTTAGTTGCAGTACTCGATGAAATCTCTGGCTTTGCCCTAGACAGTACTAGTGGGCACGACCAGGCAAAAACTGCAAGTGGTATTTACGATATGTATAGGGCATCTGTAGACTCTCGTTTTCCAGATTACGGAAAAGTAATTCTTCTTTCGTTTCCACGTTTTAAGAATGACTATATTCAGCAAAGATATGACGAAATTATTTCAGAAAAAGAAGTTATATCAAGATCACATAGATTTAAACTAGATCCAGACCTTCCAGAAAATACAGTAGGTAATGAGTTTGATATATTTTGGGATGAAGATCAAATTATTTCTTACAAGTATCCAAGAGTCTACGCAATACGTAGGCCCACCTGGGAAGTTAATCCAACAAGAAGTATAGAAGATTTTAAAATTGCATTCTACAGAGACGTAACAGATGCTCTTGGAAGATTTGCATGTATGCCACCAGAAGCAATTGATGCTTTCTTTAAGTCTCGTGAGAAGATTGAGATGGCATTTAAAGATCTATCTATAGCAGTTGATGGTTTTGGAAGATTTGAAGATTGGTTCTTGCCAGAAGAAGATAAAGATTACTATATACACGTTGACTTAGCTCAAAAACATGACCATTGTGCTGTATCTATGGCCCACATTGAAAAGTTTGTTAGTGTAAAAGTTACTGATACTTACTCTCAGCCAGCACCAATTGTTAAGGTTGATGCTGTTATGTACTGGACACCTACTTCAGACAAGTCAGTGGATTTTGCTGAAGTAAGAGATTATATTCTGTCTCTTAGATCTAGGGGATTTAACATTAAGATATGCACATTTGACAGATGGAACTCTCACGACATGATGCAACAGCTCAAGCAGTATGGAATAAATACTCAAACTTTATCTGTTGCAAAAAAACATTACGATGACATGGCTATGGTAGTTTTAGAAGAAAGATTAAATGGACCTCATATACCATTGCTTGTGGATGAATTATTAGAGTTAAGAATTATGCGTGATAAAGTTGACCACCCAAGAAAAGGGTCTAAAGACTTAGCTGATGCTGTTTGTGGTTCAATATATAATGCGATTAGTTTAACAAGAGAAGCTTTTGGAGACATTGAGGTTCATGACTATGCTTCTGTAAAAAAACAATATAGAGAAAGTTTAACACAAGAAAGCCCAAATTTAATTAAGGCACCCTCAGCAATGCCTAGGGATCTTTCTGAAGCACTAAGTGGAATGGAAATAGTATGAGTATATATCAAGAAAAAGCTAAAGAGTGCAAGTGCTGCAGCAAGCATGTGCCTCTACCTACAAGGCTTAAGGAGTATTCTGGAATACTAGTCTGCCCAACAACATTCGACAATATACATGAGTATAGAAGAGTTTGGTCGGAAATTGGGAAAAGACCTCCAGGCAGCATAAGAAAACATTTTTCAGAGTATGTTCAGGACATAGTTGAAAAGTCTATTGACAAAACTGATTAATAAATACTATAATTCAACTAAGCAACAATAGCTTAGTTGGTTAAAGCCCCGAACTCATAATTCGGTAATCGTAGGTTCAAGTCCTACTTGTTGCACAGAAAGGTAGCAATGTCAAAACCGTTTGATGAAGAAGATGAAGAAGAGCTGATGATTAAGATCCAGCACTATCTAGATATTGGTGCAATAAAGATTGCTGGCTTTTCAAAAGATGGTGAAGCAATATTTGAGCTTAACGAAGACGTAACTCCACTTTTAGCACCAGATTTATGGGAAGCTCATGAGCATTATGTAGAGTCAGAACTAATAGATCTATTAAATACCGACCTTATGCAGGTAGAGTATGACGAAGATCTTCGGGTAACATATAATTTTACAGAAGAGGGATACAATATAGCAAAACAAAAGGGAATAATTCCTTTAAATACTATTGAAGATTTTGATTTTTAATAGTATAATTTAATTTTACCTCTGTAGCTCAGAGGAAGAGCAACAGACTTCTAATCTGTTGGCCGCTGGTTCGAATCCAGCCAGGGGTGCGATATGAAATATCATCACTTATAAACAAGGAGAAAAATGAAAACAGTAGGAGATAAGTTAGGAAATTTTGCAGTTACTGGTGTTAAGCCAGGAGCTTTGTCATATGAAGATTCCTCTTTTGAGGTAATTACACAGGATTCGTTCCCAGGTAAATGGAAGGTTATTGCATTTTATCCAAAAGATTTTACATTTGTATGCCCAACAG